GTGTTGGTCGGGCGTGGGGGCGGGGATCTGGGGGAAATTTCGCGGCGCTGCGGCGCTGGCGAGGGCCGGTCGGCCGCCTCGATCATGCCGGATCGGGCCGACCAGGCGGGGCCGGAGGTCGCGGAAGCGGCTTCCGGCCCGATCTCGGCAAATCAGGCACTTAGCGCTGCCGATCGGCGCGCCGTCGCACAGGACTCGTCGCACGGCGCGCCAGAAAGCGCGGATTTTTGCGCTTCTCGGCTTCTGCGTGGTCTAATGGCCAGTTATCGGACGGGGCGCAGAACGCGCGCCGATCGCGCCCAGCTGGAGCCCGCGGCCGCGCGCACCGGGCAGGGGGTGCGACCCCCTTCGGATCGCGCCGCCGGTCTATCCGGCCGTCGCGCAGGTGCGACCTGGGATCTGCGAAAACCCGCCCGACAGGCCGGGCCCGCACCTGAATGCACTGCAGCGGCTCCGGTCAATGGCGCGAAACAAGCAAACTCGGGCATGGGGTCCGGGGTGCGGGACGCCGAAATAGCGCCGATTTCAGCGCGTGAGCGCCGCGAGCGCGAACGGCTCGGATGGAATCGGGTCGGGGTTGTGCGTGAGTTTCATTCACCGCTCGATCATGCCGGAATCGCGACGCTAGGGCGGGGGCTTGGCTAGTGTCAAGCAGCCCCTCCTCACTTTCCCGCGCTCTTCGCAACGAGGCCGACCAGCTATCAATGTTCGGCGCGGACGCTTCGCCTGCGGATATCGATGCGCTGCGCGATGAGGATGGACGTCTGCCGCCGGATGCCTTTCGGCGGCTGCGGCAGGCACCGACGGCCAAGCGCGGTCCAGGGCGTCCGCTCGGTTCGGTCAACAAGCGCAGCGAGAAGTTAGCCAAACTGGTCATCCAAGAGTTCGGTGATCCGGTATTGGGGGCAGCGAGCCTCTACGCGCAGCCACTCGACCAGCTTTGCGAGATGCTTCTCGTCGCCGACGGGTCTGCCGAGCGCGATCAGCGCATGGAAGCAATCACCGGCGAGCTTGTCGGTCAGGTCAACGAGTTGGGAGCCGCGATCCGTCGTGCCGCAAAGACTGGGCAAGCGAACGACCTTACCAAAGCGGTCGACCGCCTGGCTGATGCCGCTGAAAGCCTCGAGGCGATGCGGAAGGCGGGCGGAAAAGCGGGTGGTCTGGCCCTGCAGGCGCTGAACGTGCAGCTGATGGCTCGCAAGTTCGTCGGCGAATACGTCCATTCGAAGCGCCCCGTTGCGGTAGATGTGACGCATCGCTCCGACGGTTTGCTCGTCATGCCCGGCTTGCGTGGGAGTGGCGCCGGAAGCGAGGAAAGCGCGCTGGTGCAGCAGGAACTGAACCGGCTGTTGAAGTCCGGGCAGATCGAAGCCGACCAAGTCGCGCGTCTCGTCTGGAAGGATGGTCGGCTGCACGATCCAGATGGCGAAATCGCCGAAGCCGAGTTCGTCGAAGTGGAGGGCGATGACGATGGCGACTAGCACCGCCTCGCTGCTCGATTTCGTCGGCCCCGTGGCCGAGGCGTTCGTGGGCGACAAACGCGCTATCACTGCGATCATGGGGCCATACGGCTCGGGCAAGACAACCACTTGCATGAGGAAGATCCTCGAAAGCGTGTTTTGGCAGGATCCGGGGCCTGACGGCGTGCGGCGCGCGCGCTGGTGCGTCGTGCGCGATACCTACCAGCAGCTTTCGACCAACGTTCTGAATTCGTGGTTCACCTGGTTCCCCAAGACCAAGGAGAATTGGAACGGCGGTGAGATGTGTCATCGGCTGCATTTCGATGTTGCGCTGCTCGATGGCGAACCCCCGCAACCGATCTATCTCGAAGTCTACTTCCGCGCCATGGGCGACCAGAAGGCGGAAGATGTCTTGAAGGGCCTCGAGCTGACCGGTCTCTGGCTGAACGAGGTCGATACGCTCGATCGTTCGGTGCTCCGGTTCGGTCTTCCGCGCTGTGGCCGCTATCCGAGCGCAAAGAACGGTGGCTGCCAGTGGTATGGCGTGATCGCCGACTTCAACGCGCCGGACATCGACAACTGGACTTACGAATTGCTGGTCGAGCGGCAACTGCCGCTGGACAAGGATCAGCTGGAGAAGCTGCAGGCGAAGATTGGCCCACGCTTCGGAATCGGTTTCCATCGTCAGCCCGGCGGGCGCAGTATCGACCCGCCGCCGGAGAACAGCAAAAACCTCGAGCCGGGCTACTACGACACGATGATGATGGGGCTCGGCGAGAACGACATTCGCCGGTTCGTCGACAACGAGTTCGGGGCGGTGCGGAACGGGCAGCCGGTCTATCCCGAATACAACGACGAGTTTCACCTTGCGGGGGAGGAGTTGCGCGCTTCGCCGGATCTTCCGCTGGTGTGTGGGCTCGACGGGGGGCGAACCCCCGCGATGGTGTTCGGGCAGTACGACGATACGCGCAACCAGCTCCGCGTGCTGCGCGAGGTCGTGCTCTACGATCCGATCAAGGGCAAGGACCTGGTGCGCATGGGTCCACGCGCGTTCGGGGAGATCGCGGCCGAGTTCGCAGCGAGCGAGTTCGCCGATTGCGAGCTCGGCGTCGTGTTCTACGATCCCGCGATCGATTTCGGCAGCGAGGACGAGGGATACGACTGGCTCGCGGAGTTCCGCGGCGAGTTCCCCGCGCCGAAATTCAGCCCCGGCGGCGAGGCCGGCAACCGGATCGAGCCACGGCTGGAATCGGTGCGCCGGCGGCTGACGAACGCGCCGGGCGGCAAGCCCGCGATCCTGCTCGATCCGCGCTGCCGCGTGCTGCGGCGGGCGATGAACAACGGCTACGTGTTCGAGCGGGTCGAGCATCGCGGCAGCGGGACGGGGCGCTTCCGGTCGGTGCCGCTCAAGAACGATTTTTCCCACGTCGCCGACGCGCTCGCCGAGCTGTGCCTGGGCATCCAGAACCGGGGCAACATCCTGAACCGGATGCGGTCGGGTGCGGCAGCGCGCGCGGCGCGCGGCGGCAAGGTCGATTACGGGACCGGGCACTTTCGCCCGGCGGCATAGGAGGACGGGCATGTCGGTTGGAGCGGTATTGCCGATCGCGCTGGGGCTGGTCGGGTCGCAGGTCGCCAAGACGGTGTTCGGCGGAAAGCCGAAGGCGCAGACGCCGACGCCGCAACCGACGCGGATCGAGGCGCGCGAACGCGCCGAGCGCAACGATTACCTCGCGCGGCGACAGGGCAGTGGGGCGAACCGCCGCGTCGGCTTCGGTGCCGGCGAGGCAGCAACGCGCGGACGGACATCGCTGCTCGGACGCGGCGGGTAGCCAAGGAGAAGGACGATGGCGGATTTCGATGCGAAGAAGATGCTGCAGGGCAGTGTCTCCGATGTGACCAGCGGGCTTGCCGATTTGACTTTCGGGCAGGTCGAGGAGCTGGAAGCGACGGAACGCGCGAAGGGCGCAGATGCGCGCAGCAGCCTGCTGAAAGCGCTGCAGGGCGAAATGGCGGCGCGCAAGGAAGCGTTCCCCGGCATCGACCTCTCGGACGAGAGCGTGGGGCGGATCGTGGACGTGCTCGCCCATGTGGCTGTCCCGAGCGACGATCTTTCCGGCGAACATCGCGCTACGCTGCAAGCGGAAGTGCGCGACATGCTCGGCCGGGCCCTTCCCACAGGCGACGAGAACCCTGCGCCGATGCTGGTCCACGCGCTGGCTCCGTTCCTGCTCGAAATCGAGCGGTTGAACACGGCCCTCCAGGGCGCGCCACGCGAGACCGTGCCCGAGGGACAGATCGCCGAGCCGGAACGCAACGCCGAGCGCACGCTCGCCATGATCGCCTCGATCGCGTTCTGCGATGCCGATGACACCGTGCTGTTCAAGCTGCCGGCGAAACCGTCGCTGTTCAACCTGCGCGGGCGCAAGGCGGCCTATGGCAAGCCGGTGGTGCTGGCGCGCGAGAAGAAGTGCGTCGCCGTGAGCCAGGCCGTGGCGCTGGACGCGCAGGGGCGACCGGTGGCGCGGGTGCGCTGGTCGGTGCCGCTGGTCGGCGGCGGCGGGAAACTGGCGGAGTTCCCCGCCGGCCACGTCGCGTTCGATCTGTAGTGATCCGCGGTCGGCGGTACCGGCCATCAGCAAGAGGAGGCCAGTATGGCCGACAAGGAAGCAAGCACCCTCCCCGAGTTCAATCCGAGCGGCAGCGAAGTGGTCGCAGAGGTGAAGCGGCGGACGGAGGAGTTGCTGGAATACGTGCGCGACAACGTGCCCGAGAATCGGTGCAGGTCGATCGCGATCACGAACTACGAACAGGCCGCCATGTGGGCGGTGAAGGCCAACTTCACCTGACGGTGGATAGCTAGCCGAGGACGGGATCATGTGGGACGCGAAAGAGATCGAAGCCGATCAGGCGGCGATGGAGGAAGCGCGCGAGCCTTTCGAGGGGATGATGCGCGACGCGGCCATATGGTTCCTTCCCGGCCATCAGCAGTTCGACGCGATGCGCTGGACCGGGCAGCATCGCGGCCCGGACATGGACGTGCGGATCTTCGACCCGCACGCGCAGCAGTCGGTCGAGCAGGCGATCAGTGTGTTCGAAGGCTACGTGATGCCGCGCGGCCAGGTGTGGCAACGGTGGAAATTGCCCGACCCCGACCTGATGAAGCTGCGCCACGTGCGCGAGTGGGTCGAGGCGAAGAACCTGCGGCTGTTCGGCCTGCGGAACGATCCCAAGAGCGGCTTCACGAGCCAGGCCCACCAATCGATAGCGAGCCTCCTGGTCATGGGCATGCAGTCGACCTGGCCGGACATTCGCCGCGACGTGCTGGGGAACCCCGCTGGAATCTCCTACCACAGTGACTTCATCGGGCAGGTTTACGTCAAAACGGACGATCAGGGGCTGGTGAGCACGATCCACTATGCCTTCACGATGACGGCCGAGAAGGCAGCGGCGAAGTGGGGCGACGACGCGCCGGAGCCGGTGAAGAAGGCAATGCGCGACAAGCAAAAGGGCGCGACGATCCGCTTCCTCCATGTCGTGCGCCCGAACTGGCAGTTCGATCCCGACCGGCTCGACGAGCGCGGCAAGCCGTGGGCGGGCTGCTTCTACTGCCGCGACAACCGGGAGGTGTTCAAGACTGGCGGCTATCGCGCGATTCCGCGCATCGTCAGCCGCTACACGACGGCGCCGAACGAGGACTATGGCCGGTGCCCCGCGTTCACCGTGTTGCCGGCGGTGCGCGCGAGCCAGCAGATGGTGCAGGACATGATCCTCGCCAGCGAGCTCAACGCCATGCCGCCGCTCGGCGCGCACAGCGACATGATGGACGAAACGATCCGCTACGCTGCGCACCAGGTGACCTACGGGGCGATCGACCATCGCGGTAACCGCAAGCTGATCCCGCTGATCGAGGGCAGCGACATGACCGGGAGCATGGCGCTTCTCGAACGGCTGCAGACGCTGATCGACCGCGCGTTCTTCGTCGACATGCTGCAGATCCGGCAGGACCTGAAAAGCCATGTGACCGACAGCCAGCTTTACCAGCGCGAAGAAGAGAAGGGCATTCTGCTGGCACCGCTCGCCAATCAGGAGACCGAGTGGTTCAGCGTCATGCTCGATCGTGAGATCGACCTGATGGACGAGCTCGGCGAGTTCGACGACATGCCGGGCGAAGTCGCCGAGGCGCTGGAAGGCGGCATGAAGCTGATGGAGGTCAGCTACGACAACGGGCTGTCGCGCGCGCAGGAGGCCGGCGCGGCGGCGGGCTATTTCCGGTTGCTCGAGCAGTTCGCGCCGATCTTCCAGAAGGAACAGGGAAGCTGGCAGGCGTTCACGCAGAAATACCCGCTGGAGAAGGTCCTCGACCATCTCGGACGCATCAACGGCGTTCCGGCGAGCTGGGAAGCGACGGACGAGGAGCGCCAGGCCCGCGCCGACGCGGACGCGCAGGCAGCGGGGATGAACGAACTGATTACCGCCCTGCCCGCGATCGGCAAGACGGCCAATGCTCTTTCGGACGCGGTGCCCGCCGGTGCGTGAACGCGACAGCCTTTCGGCGGAAGTCATGGCGTTCCGCTTCGCGGCAGAGGGACAATCCGCCCGTTTGCGGCGACAGAGCCGCAATCTGCTGGGGCTGACGCGCGCCTATCGCAAGCTGTTCTTCGACGAGCACGGCGCGCTCAAGCCCGAAGGCCGCGCCGTGTTGGATGATCTGGTCGAAATCTCCGGCATCGGCATGGGGCAGCGCGACCTCGACCCGCAGGCGCTAGCCCTCGCCGAAGGCCTGCGCCGCATGGTTCTGCACATCTTCGGCCGGTTCAAGCTGCCCCAGCGGCAACTCGACCAGATCGAACGCGATCTCACACTAGCAGAGGAAGACAGAGAATGAGCGATCCAACCCCCGCTCCTGCCGCTCCCGCGGCACCCGCCGATCCGGCGCCGGCGGCGCCGGCCGCTCCGCCAGTGGCCGACCCGCAGGCTCCCCCACCCGCGCCCGCGCCCGCGACCGATCCTGCGCCTGGCAGTCCGCTCGGGCGCAAGGACGATGCCCCGCCGCCGCCCGATCCGAACGCGCCGGCAGAATGGCTCGGGCAGTTGCCGGACGATCTGAAGGACGACAAGACTCTGCAGCGGTTCAAGTCGATCGAGGATCTGGCGCGCGGACATATCGAGGCTCACAAGGTCGCCAAGAGCAAGGTCGTGCTGCCGAGCGACGACGATCCGGCCAGCTTCGACCGGTTCGCGGCTGCCATCCGTCCGGAAGACGCTTCGGCGTACAAGATCGACCTTCCCGAAGGTGAAGGGACCGAATTCGCCGAAGCCATGCGGCCGGTGTTTCACCAGGCCGGGTTGCATCCCCGGCAGGTCGAGATGCTGGTCGAGGCGAACAACCAGTATGCCACCGAGTTCGTCAAGCAGGAGAATCAGAGAGGGCAGGACGAACTCGATGCTCTGCAGGCCGAGATGGGCGCGGAAGCGTTCCAGCGCGGCAAGCAGGCGGCCGTCAACCTGCTCGACCGGCTCGGCATTCCGGCGAAGTTCGACGAGGATCTCGCGCGGATCGTGGGCGCTGGCAATTCGGTGCGCGTCCTGATGGAGCTCGCCGAACGTACCGGAGAGCTCGGCCGGGTGGATGCGACCGACGTTTCGCTGGCGCTGGGGGGGATGAGCGGTGAGGACGCGATGGAGGAGGCGCGACGCATGCAGCGCGATCCCGACATCGCACCCAGGCTGGCCGACCCGACGAGCCCCGAGCGCAAGCGTTACGACAAACTGAAAGAAGCCGCGGCGCGAAAGAAGTGACTGTTGGGGATTGACAGAATTATTCCCCAGGACGAATTCTGCGCATACACCGTGAGCGTCGAACGCACTGGCGTTCAGTTCACATCGGGGCCGGCCTCCAAGGCCGGCCCTACCCGGCCATCCCGCCCATCGCGCCAGCTAAGGGCGGCCCCGGTGCTTCCCCGCCAAAGCGGCGGGCGCCGAGCGCGGCGAGAAGCGTCAGATTGGCCCCGCGATCCCGCGGCCATCCCAATCGAACCTCACCAATCCGTCGGTCCTACCGCATCGCTGCATGAGGACCGGCAACGTGATTTTCGATGGAGGGCCCGATGGCCGACGACAATTTCGAGGAAACCCGCACCGTCGAGTATCAGCTCGCGGTCGAATACGAACTCAACCAGGTCCCCGGCAAGCTCTACCCGCTCGCCGGCAGCAGCGGCACCTACAGCGACAAGGGCGCGCAGCTGATCGACCGTTTCGGCGACCTCGATCTCGAGGAAAAGCAGAACCGGAACGAAGACACCAACAACACCGACATCGACGTCACCCGGCGCTTCATCAAGAAGCCCAAGAGCGCCGATGTCGCGCCGCTGATCGACCGCGACGACATGAAGGCCACCAAGCTGGACCTGAAATCGCCCGTCGCGGTGCAGACCGGCAAGGCCGTTCGCCGCTACCACGACGACAAGTTCCTGCAGGGCTACTTCGGTAATGCGTGGACCGGCGAGGATGGCGACACCGCGGTGCCTTTCGATACGAACAACATCGTCGCAGCCGGCGGCACCGGTCTGACCAAGGCCAAGCTGCTCGAACTGCGCGAGATGATGAATCTCAACGATGTCGACACCGAAGCCGAAATGCCGGTGATCCTGCTCGATCCGATTTCCGAAACCGACCTGCTGAACATCAGCGAGTACGTGAATTCGGACTTCCAGGACGGGCATCCGCTGGTGCGCGGCGAAATCAAGCCGTGGCTCGGCTTCCGGTTCGTCAAGGCGAACCTGACCAGCGCGCGGGGTTACCCGGTCGGCAGCGAGCTGGTGGTTCCCGCAGCCAATCAGGTCGCCCTGCCCGCCTTCGTGCCGAGCGGCCTGCATCGCGGCATCTGGACCGAGTTCTTCGGCCGGGTGAGCGAGCGCAACGACAAGAAGCATAGCTGGCAGATCTACGCCGAGGCATGCTCCGCCGTCGTCCGCGTCGACGAGAAGAAGTGTTACCAGCTTGTGGTCGACCACAGCTGATGAACCGAGGGCGGGGCTGGTAATCCGGCCTCGTCCAGCCCTCATTTCCGGGGCATCGGGCAGCCCCACGCACAGGAGTAAGCAGCGATGGCCAAGGCTATCCCCGACGAACTTTCCGGCGTGCTCGACGGCGACGGCCAGAGCATGGGCAGCGGCATCGTGCGCAACGCGGGCATCCGCAGCGCACGCTCGAGCTGGGACACATCGGAACACGGCACCACGATCACCGATACGCTCTCGCTCGGCCACTTTCATGCCGGCGACTGCATCCGCGGCTTCGACATCTCGGCCAGCACCGATATGTCGGCAGCGAGCATCGCGATCGGCACGGCCGACGATCCCGACATGTTCACTGCCGCAGCGGCGCTTCCGAATGCGACGCGCCAGTACCGGCGCGTGGCGAAGGCGGCGGCAGGCTTCGCGCCGCTGGAGGATCGGGTCGAGTTGATCGCCACGATCAGCGCGGCGACGATCCCGAACGGTGACCTGATCATCGATACCGAATTCACCCGCCGCTGACGCGACGGGTGATGCGCGGCCCCGCCCGATGATCGCCTGACGCGATCGGGGTTGGAAGCACGGCGGGGCCGCGTTCCTGTTTGTCCTACCGCTTCGCTGCTTGAGGACGGGAAACCCGCCTACAGGCGAAGCGCGCAGCGCCGAGGTTCGCAATGGCCCTTCCCCAACCCACGCAGGTCCGGATCTACAATCGGGCGCTGGCGCTGCTGGGATCGGTCAACCGCAGCACCAACATCGACGACGGGCTCGGCACGACCGACACGCTCAACGAGCACTGGGCCATGGCCGTGCGGGATCTGACCGCCGAGCATCCGTGGAACTTCGCGATTCATCGGGCGACGCTGAACCGCCACGAGCAGGTCGCCGAGGATGCCGGGTGGCTTTACAAGATCCCTACCGATTGCCTGCGCTGGCTGCCGCCGAGCCGCGACAGCGAGCACTGGTTCTGTGGTGCGCAGGAGGGCAACTACATACTTGCCGCCGCGGGCGAGACGATCCGCATTCGGTACATCCGGTTGGTCGAAGACGTGAGCGCCTGGCCGCCGCACTTCGTCACCTGCATGGGCTACCGTCTCGCCTACGACGCCGCGCAGGCGATCACGCAAAGCGCGAGCGTGGCGGAGGAGATGCGCGTCAAATACGAGGGCCGCGACGGCGAGGGTGGCGCTCTCGCGAAGGCCAAGCGCGCCGATGGACTGGCAAGCGGCGATCGCGAGCGCGGGAGCGTGGTGGCGCGCAGCCGGGCGCTCTCGGCCGCCATGGGCGGGAGGCGCTAGGCAGCGATGTCGCGCGTAAGCCCCATGCAGACCGCCTTCAACGGCGGCGAGCTTTCCCCGACGATGCTGGGCCGCCCGGATCACGAGGTGTGGCCCGTCGCGCTGGCGGAGATGGTCGGCTATGCGCCACGGCCGCAAGGGCCGGCGGAGGCATGCCCCGGCTTCCTGTTCGTCGACATGGCCGCCGGGCCGTGCCGCCTGATCGATTTCGAGCCGTTCGTGACGCAGGGTTACGTGATCGAGGCGAGCGACCAGTTGCTGCGGTTCTACACCAACGACGTGCTGCTGGAATCGGGTGGCGCGCCGGTGACCGTAGCGGCACCGTGGACTTACGAGCAGGTGCGAGCGCTGGATTACGAGCACGACCGCGACGTGGCCTACATGTTTCACCGCGACGTGCGCACCCGGCTGCTCGTGCGGGAGGCGGCAGACAGCTTTGCGCTGGAGGAGGTCGAGTACGCCGAGGGGCCGTTTCTCGACCGCAACAGAGACGAGGGCCTCACGCTGTCGTTCAGCGGCGTGACGGGATCGGTCACCGTGACGGCAAGCCAGGCGCTGTTCGCCGCGACCGACATCGGCCGGCTGATCGAGGTAGAGGCGCACGACCTTTCCGACGTACCGAGCTGGGAGCCGGGCATTACCACCGCGCGCGGCAAGGTTATGCAGTGGGACGGGCGGGTCTATCAGGTGGTCGGCGGCGCCGGGGCGACGCTGCGCACAGGGACGGTCGCGCCCGTTCACACCCGTGGCGTCGAATGGGACGGCATGGGCGGCGGAAAGGACCTGAACGACAAGGACGCCGGCGGCGTCGAGCTGGCTTACATGCACGACATGTTCGGGCGGGCGAAGATCACCGCCTATACGAGCCCGACCGAAGTGACCGCCACGGTGACGCGGCGACTGCCGCTGCAGCTGTCAAGCAGCTACACGATCGGTGACTACGTTCCGCCCTGGTACGAGCCGGACGTTGAATACGATGGCGGCGGCGGATGGAGCGGGCCGGGCGGCGGAAGCTACACCCCCGGCACCTGGCGTTGGCGGCTTGGCGCGTTCAGCGACACGACCGGATGGCCCTCTCACGGCCGGATCTGGAACGAGCGGCTGTGGCTGCTGCATGACGACTGGCTGTTCGGCAGCGTCGCGGGCGATCTGCTGAACTTCGACCGGCTCAACGAGTTCGGCGAAGTCAGCAACGATCAGGCGATCGCGATCCGCCTGGACGAACCGCATCGGGGCCGGTGGCTGTTCGCGGGGGACGATCTGTTCATCGGAACCGAGAAGGCGGAATGGGTGCTTCGCCCTGCCAGCACCTCGCAGGGGATCGGCCCGCTGAACTATTCGCTAAAGCGCCAGACCAAGCGCGGCAGCGCCGCGGTGGCGGCGACCGAATGCGACGGGCGTCCAGTGTTCGTGCAGCGTGACGGGCGCAAGGTGCTGCACATGGTCGAGGCAACTTACGGCCGCTACACGACCGATGACATGACGCGGTACGCCGACCACATCGGCAATGCCGCGTTCCGCGAGTTCTGCTGGCAGCGCGAGCCGATGCAATTGTTGTGGACCGTGCGCGAGGACGGCACGCTGGCCGCGGCGGATTACATGCCCGACGAGCGGGTGTTGGGTTGGTTCCGCCGACCGCTGGCGGAAGGTTTCTCGGCGCGCAGCATCGCCTCGATCACGGACAGCGCCGGTGAGCGTGAACAGCTCTGGGCCGCGGTTCAGCGCGGCGACGACTGGATGGTCATGGTCATGGCGCCTTGGCGCCTGCCGGGTGTGCAGCAGGAGCTCCCAGTCATGCTCGACGCCGCCCTGACCTATGACGGCAGCGTCGGTGCGATCGATACGCTGTCGATGCCGCATCTGGCGGGAGAGACGGTCGAGGTGGTGGGCGACGGTATCTGGCTCGGCAGCTTCGACGTCGGCGGCGACGGTTCGATTCCGCTGGGACAGGAAGTGACAACCGCTGTCGCCGGCAAGCCGTTCGAGGCCTGGGGGACGCTGCTGCCGTTCGAAGGCGGGGGCGACAACGGGCCGGCGCAGGGCAAGATGAAGCGGATCAGCCGCGTCGCGCTGCGGCTGCAGGATTCGCTGGGCGTCGCGGTGTTCGACCAG